CGCTCCCACGATGGCGTGTCGCCCGTGACGACTGCGCACTCCGTCCCCGCGAGGCGGGAAATCTTCTCGGCGACCGAGCGGCAATGCGCCACGGACGAGCAGAACACGAGGACGCTCTTGCGGTTCTGCGTCAACTCCACGATCTCGCGGCAGGCGGACGATACGACTGCGTCCTCGGACATCGCCCGCTCGACCTCCTCGGCGACGAATTCGCCGGCGCGTATGTGCAGGGAGTCGAACTTGGCGATGTTGCGCCCGGACTTCGCCGAGAGCTTCGAGAGGAATCCCTTGTCGATCAGCTCCTTCAGCCCGATCTTGTAGCAGATTTCGTTGAGGATGTTGTCCGGCTTGCATATCATCCCGCCCTTGAGGCGGTACGGGGTCGCCGTGCAGCCGATGATCCGCATCTTCGGGTTTATCTTCAGAAGGCCCGATATGAGCGTCCTGTACATCCCGTCGCCCTCCGGCGGGATGAGGTGGCATTCGTCGATGATGCACACCTGCCGGGGGCCGAGCAGCTCCGCCTTGTCGTAGATCGACTGGATGCCGCCGACCACCACGGGGCTGGTTGCGTCGCGGGAGTCGAGCCCCGCCGAGTATATGCCGACCTTGACGTCGGGCGCGACGAGGGATATTTTCTCCGCGTTCTGCTGGAGAAGCTCCTTCGCGCCGGCCACGACGAGGGCGCGTCCGTTCCACTCCTTCACCGTGTCGGACGCGATCTGCCCCAAGACCCAGCTCTTGCCGGACCCGACGGGCATCTCCACGCACGGGTTCGTCTGCTTCCGCCGAAGGTGGTCGTAGACGGCCCTCACGGCGTCTTCCTGGTAGTATCGCAAAGCCATGTCGTTTCTTTCTCCGGCCCGCCTATCCAAGCTCCTCAAGCCGCACCTCCACCCGCGCCTCGCCGTCTGGTTCGCGCATCTCGACGTGCAGCACTTTTATCTGCGAGTCGTCGTGCATCGTCCCGGCGTGTGCAAGCGAGTCGAGGAGCGACTTGAGGATGTTGTCCGCGTCCCTGCGACGCCGATCCTTCGGGTAGAGCATGGCCGTGAAGGACAGGCGTCCTTCAAGCGGCCTCGTTCCGGCGAGCCTGGAAACGACCATCGTCCGGTACTTGCGTCCCTCTCGGCTGATCAGGACGCGGCATCCCACGTGGCGATAGTAGTTGTTGACCGTCGGAGGATACGGAAGGATGGCGTCGAGACGCCTCACCAGGGAGCGCCTCCCGCGCTGACGGGCTGCTTGGGGGCGGATGGTGCGGCTGCGGTCTGCTGTGCGCCATCGACGGGCTTCCAGCCCTTGACCTCGTTCGTCGGCTCGCCGTTCTGGTTGTCCTTCACCACGACCTTGGCGACGAGCGGGATGCCGTGAAGCTCCTCCTTGGCCTTGGGGCGAAGCACTCCGACGGCGTGGCAGATCGCCGAAAGCTCGCGCTTGGCGATCTCCACCGCCGTGGCGTTCGGGTTTTTGAGGTTGAGCCGCGCCCAGAGGTTGCGCTTCTCGTGTTCGCCCTTGGTGACCTGCGCCTTGAGTTCGAGGTACGACCCCGTCCCGGCCTTCGTGGGCTTCCACGTCGACTCGACGATGACGACCTCGTAGTCCCCTGCGGGGAGAGGGTCGAAAGACCCCGCCGGCTCGACGCCCGTTGCGTCAAAAAACACTTCTTCCATGACTTACTTTCCTTCCTGCTGCGTTGTTTCGGTTGTGGTGGTGGTTGTGGTCGCTGCTGCGGCCGAGGCGTTCGCGCCAGCGTTCGCCGTGGAGATCGCCTCCCAGAGAGCCGCCCACGTGAACGGGTGCGGCCCAGGGGCGATGTTGTAGCGGTTCTTGGCGAGGCGGTGCATCGTGCCGACGGCGTACATCTCGCGCTCGCCGCCGTTCTTGCCGACGATCATCCTGTTGCCGTTCGCGTCCTCGATGGTGCGGAAGTCGGCTGAGATGACGATGTCGTTCCACTCCGCGACCCAGTCGCAGATGCCCGCGATGAGCCGCGGAGCGAGGCGTCGGTCGGTAGTGCCGTCAGCCCGCTTCACGTTCTCGATGTGGTCGTGCGCGATCTGCACGATGGCCATGTTGCGCTTCGCCCTGATCTCGTCGAAGAGCGAGTACACCTCCTTGCGCATCTGCGTCAAGGCGGCGGACTGTCCACGGTTGTAGCCGCCGTAGGCGGTCTCGATGAACTTCACGCCCGCTGCCTTGCATACCCCGTCCGTGACGAGGTTCTGGAGCGCCGTGAGCGAGTCGATGACGAGCGTCTTGAACTCGTGCTGCTCGTCGCGCACGGCCTTCAGGCCCTCGATGAACCGCGTGTAGTCCGTCACGTGGTCGAAGCGGGCGCAATCGATCTGATCGAGTCCGTCCTCCGTGGGTATGAAAATCGGGCTCGGCGCCTGCGCAGCCCAGCTCGACTTGCCGACTCCGGCCGGCCCGTACACGAGGATGCGAGGAGGCTTGGGTCTCGTCCCCGTCGTTATCTTTTCAAGTAAGGGCATTTCGTCTTTCCTTTTCTTTTTCGTTGTGTGTGTGAATGGACGGCCACCCGGCCGCCCAAATCGTCAGATCTTCGTGAGCGGCCTCGTCTCCTGGAAGCGCGTCAGCCATTCGTCCTTCTCGCGGCATTCGAGAAGCTCGCGTATCGCGGACTCGTTCTCCGCCTCGGCCTGGTCAAGCACGTCCTCGGCGTAGCGGAACACAGCGGCACGATAAGGCTCCGCTTTCTCGACCGCGACCACGTAAACGGGATACTTCGTCCCGGACGCGATCTCCAGAAGGCGGCGGTAAAACGCCATCTGGTAGGCGTAGCCGTACTTGTGCGCAGCCGTCTCGAACCACTCGATGCCGTCGGATGTCGTCTTCAGATCGACAATGCCGTAGTCGGGCGAGAACCAGTCGATTCTCGCCTGCGCCGCGATGCCGCAGTAGTCCTCGTTTCGGATCGTGCCTTCGGCGATTCCGCTTTCGAGCAATTTCTTCGCCTCCGGGTGCGTCCACACGTTCTCGGCCATCTTCTCGATGGACTCGAACTCGCGGCACGACACGACCGCCTTCGTCTGCGTAGCCATGAAGTCCGCGAACTTCTGGCTCGTCCTGCCGAACGGCTGGCCGGTTTTCGGATTGACCGGCCCGTCCGTCACGACGAACTCCTTGTTCCATGCATCGAAGCCCTCAAGGGTGTAGCAATGCACGGCCCGTCCGAAGGCGAGGGCAGGGGTTTCGGGACGTCTCATCTTCCCCGTCGCGAGGAGATGGTAGGAGTATGGACAGCTGCGGAACTGCGCCAGGCTGTGAGAGGAGAGATACCGGCCCGATGCGGAGTCCGCATGGTAGGTCTTCTCGTCTATTCTTTGCAGAAATGGAATGTTCATGGTTTCCTTTTTCGTCGCGGGCTTCATGCCCTCTGCCTATACTTTTTGCCGGGCGTCCGGCATCCTTCGGTAAAAATCTGAAGGATGCCGGACTTGCCGCCGTCAGCACTCGCCGTAAATCTGCCGCGCAACCTTCTTGACTGCCGGCCAGACGACCTCGTACATCTCCCAGCTCGGGACGTTCAGCGTCTCGGCGATCTCGGAGAGCGAGTAGTCGTCGCGGCGGAGCGCGAACACGCGGGCGAGCAGCGGGTTCTTGCGGCGGAGGCGCTCCTCCACCTCGTCCATGTCCCAGCGGTCGAGATGCTCCTGCAGCACGTCGCGGGGTTCGGCGAGCGACGAGAGGAAGTCGTGCGACCTCTCGTTGTCGGCGGCGATGAGCGCGTCAAGGGACTCCGTCATCCTCTCCTTGGCGAGGACGAGCGAGTAGTCCCTGATGTAGTGCTTCGCCGCGCTGGAGAGGAACAGCTCGACATACGTCTCGTATGCGCAGCCCCTCGACGGGTCGTACTTGTTGTAGGCGTCCATCACCGCCTTGAGGAGGTAGCCGCGAATGGCGGTCTTCCTCGACTCCGTGTCGTCCGCCGGGGTCATCCGGCTGAACCTGCGCAGCAGCAGATGCGTCTTTGCGTCGACCTTGACGACGACCTTGTCCGTGAACGCCGTTTCCGGCTTGAAGTGTGCGGTCTTCCCGCGATTTTTGTGTTTCTTCATTTCGCGCCGCTCTTGGAGCTTTTGCTCCTCCACGACGCGAATATTTCACCACCGACCAACGGAAAAACCGTTTTTTCCGTCGGTCGTTTAACACGTGGAAACGAGGCTGATTATCGTGATATTTCCGTAAATGGAATCAAAAAGCCCCGCAAGGGTTGATCCCTGCGGGGCTTGTCTGCCAGAGTTGCCGGCGAAAGATTTTTTAACTTTCCTCTTGACGGTCTTTTTTTCCGTCGGTCGCCTTTTCACGGTTCTTTTGCGTCTTCATGTACGCTTCAACGGCCTTTTGGAAGTCTCTGGCGGAATAGATGCCAAGGGCGTTGATCTTTCGCTTGTAAAGAGGTGCCGCGTACACATCGTCGTAGCTTACGACATTCTTGCTGGCCGTGACTTTCGTGTTTCCGTCCTGCCACAGTTCGTAGGCGCGGCGTTTCTCGTCTTCGCCGAGGTTCTTCCCGTAGGTTCCGCGCTCAACATGGTTGTCGAATCGATCGTGAAGCCTGTTGATGCGCACTACGCCGGCATCGACATTGTCGGAAACATCGGACAGCTGTCCACGCAGACCTTTGATCTCGGCCATCAGGTCTTCGTTGGTTATACGTCCCGTGGAGGGTTTTACGATGACGTTTCGCCGCTTCGGTATGTGCGCCCCAAGCGCCGAGAGTAGAATCTGCCTGCACCGTTCGTAAGCCTTGCGTGTGCGGTTGCCTCCCAGCGTCGGATCGTTCGGGTTCTTGTCCCACGTCTGCTCGTCTTCGTCGAGGATTCGCTCTTCGTAATACTCGAACAGCCCCATGAACAGTTTGAATGCCATTTCTCTGTGTTCGGCGACATACCGTCTTAGCGACTTGCCCTTGGAAAGACCCTCTGCTGCATACAGATCTTTCACGCGCACACCCACGGAGTCTTCCGTCAGTTGATTGAATGCATTGTCCGTAAGCTTCATGCCGTCCAGAACGTAGCCGCCTTTCTCGAAGAAGTCCAGCAGAACGGACATTTCAGTTGAAGAGAAGTCCTCTATGCTCTGTTGTGTGGCGGTGTATTCCTGTTCCGGATCTTTGATGGTTGGCTTTGCGCCGGACTCGGTCAGCGGCAGGAAGTACGGCAGGCCATCCATGCCGTCGGCAACTCCGCAGAACAGCATCTCGATTTCCTCTTCGTAGTCGGGATGGCGTTTGATTGCGGTTTCCCGGCATTTCTCCTTGAGTGCGTTGAGGACATCTCCCGATATTCCCCTGTAGAAGTCGAGCCGTCCGACTGCGCAGGTCACGCTCGGATTGGCCTTTAGCCAGGAGATGAACGGCTTGGCGTCAAACAGGCCGTCTTTCGAGAACAGCATCAATGCCACTCTGAGCGTATTGGAGAATGAAGCCCATGCGTTTTCCGCCAGCTGCGTCTCGGCTGGCCTTATGCTGCTGCCGGAGGTGTCGGCGATTTCCTGAATGGTGCGGATGAACAGCGGGCATCCAAACATCCGGCGTTCCTTTGCAGCGATGCACTCCTTCACGAAGTCCGTGAGGTAGCGAAGCCCCATGAGCAGCTTGTCTTCGTCGTTGCATCTGGCGAAGCCGGTGCTTCCGTCGAAAAGCGGGGCGAGGCTCGGCGGGCGTTCCGTTGCCGTCTGGTTGTCGCCGGCTTCACGCCCCTGCGAATCTGTGAACACGATGTCTTTCTCTCTGACGTTTCCCTTTGCGAACCCGGTGCCGTGTTCACAATATACGGAGAAGATTCGTTCGCCGGTCGCCTCGTCGAGCATTTCAAGATCGCTCACGCGAAGCGTCTTGGCGCAGAGGTTGTAGCGGCAGGCGTAGTCAAAGCACTTACAGTAGCGCGTCATTCGGATTGCTCTCCTTTGCCTCTTCGATTTGGCCGTCTTGCTCTCCTTCGCCGCGCAAGAGCTGCTCAAGCGTGAGGCCTACGAAGCCAAGCTTCTGCTCCGCGATGTATTTCAGCGTCACGCGGTGCTGCGGATCGGCGATTTCGTGCCATTTGGGGGAATAGCGGATGGAATTGGGGCCTACCGATATTGAGTACGAACGTGTTTTGTCGTATATTGTCTTCATCGCCCCGCCAGAGTAGTCGTGGCAATACAGCTCCGCCGCGAACTTTATGGAAAGCACGGTTCGCCATTGCGCCGGGTATCTGTCAGGCGGGAAGTGGCTGTCGAGATACGACCAGATGTTTACGCCGTCGTACTTGTGGCACTTGAAGGCCGGATGCAGCTCGCCCGTGAAGTACACGTCCTTCTTGTTCCGCTTTGCGGCAAGCCGCTTGCGGGCGTTGGCCTCGTCCTCCGTTTCGGCATATGTGAAGTCGATTGAGCATATCCGCAATACCGCGATCTCGCGTTTGTCCTCGTCGGACAATTCAAGGAGCCTGGCGGAACTCCTGGCGGACGTGAAATGCTTGAGCGACTCCTTGTAGTAGAGCTTCGGCTCTTCGTTTATCTTGCTTCCGAACACGTGTTCGCTGAAGAGCTGCGCAACGTCCTGCTCGTCCGCGATGGTGGGATAGGTTATGCGCATCGTGTGCGTGTCGAAGAACCAGTCGAGGAAGAAGTTGTTTGCCGTGGGGTCAAGTCCTATCGTTATCGAGCCGCGATCCACGAGAGGGCGCAGCATCGGGTCTTTGGGCGTTGAAATGACGAAGCGCACGAAGTTCCCCGTCGGAGGGTAGGGCTGGACGGTAACCGGGAACTCGTACTTCTTCACGGCCTCCATCTTCTTCTTGAACGCGGCGGCGAACGAGTCGAGGCCATCGTCGTCCCATTCCTTTTCCGGCTCGCTTACGTTGAAGTAAGTCCAATGCAGGTTGCGTGACTGCTCGGTGTTGGCCAGTCTTACGATCTCCTCCCAGAGCGGTTTCAGATCCTCCTTGATCGCGAACCACGCCGCCCTGTGGGCCGGGCGGTCAAGTTTGTCGTGGCAGAAGTCGTGCATGAAGGTGTCGTGGTTAAAGAGCTTCTTTGCCAGTGCGTTCTCTTCGATGAACGTGCGCATTATCATCTGTATGCTCTTTACCTCGCCGGCGATCCCAACGATTGTCAATGCGCCGTACAGTCCCTTGAACTCGGCGAGGTTCGTCTCGCGCAGCTCCTCAAGCGAGGCGACAAGCGCGGATGCGCGTTCGTCTGATTTCATGGTCGAGCAACGCTTCCAGTTGAACGTCTTTGCCCCGGATGGGGCGAACCGCTCGAACATGAGCTTCTGTAGATGGGTCGAGTCTATGTTTCTGACCAGCAACCAAAGCGGCGATTGGTCTTGTTCTGTGTGTTTCTTCTTTCTCTTCATGCCGACTGTGTTTCCCTCCTGAAAATCACTCGATGCGGACGTAGGCGGCGCTGCGGCCGTTGCCCGTCTTGCAGATGAAGCCCTCGTCGCAGAGGCGCTTGAGGGCGACGGAGACGGTGATGACGCTGA